TCCGTGACAGCGATCAGGCGCGCCGGATACGCACTCTTGCCCTGAAGCGAGGCGGCAAACTGACTGACGGGAACTTCATTCCGAACTGCGAAACCACCTTCGAGGAGTGTGAGCATACCATGACCTGCACCTTCGGTCCCCGTGTAAAACTGGTAGTCCACCGGAAGACCAACGATGTGGACGTGTACGTGGACGGAAAACGGACCGAAACCTACCAATGTGAGTTTGTATCAGACTTCATGCAGCTGCAGCACGAGACCCAACAGATGGCAGCTGCCTTATAAACAGCAATGAAATGGAGTATTATGGAAAGATATTGTGCATATCATACAAGGATTTGACCTACGATGACCGCCCGGTGATTCGGGAAGACGGAAAGGCCGACTACAGCAAGAGCCGTGCGCTGCGAGGACATCATCCCTCCATGCTTTCCATGGAAGAACTTGCTCCCATCATGTCGGTACCCAATTACAAGAAGCTGGCGGCCAGGAAAGAAATCAACGTAGTGCGACCCGGCAAGGGGCTTGGAAGTTATGCACTGGTAGAAATAGCCACCATGCCCCTACGGTTTCAGGAAAGGATAAAACTAAAATACGGAGATATGAAAGAAGACGTAATAAGAAACTGGCTCGGCAGCCATTACCACATCGATGCGAAAGCCCGGGATTTTTACACCCGGTTCCGTTTTGACAACGGAGATACACTGCCACCGGAACACATCCAGGAATATACGGTAAACGCTTCGGTAATTGAGGCCGTGATGCGTGCCATGGAGGATGCCACCTTTATGCGTAAAGCGATGAAGGCAGGACCGGTGAACTGGGGAGAACTGGCTGGAGCCATCAGTTACTATCAGGCAGAGTTCGGGCATACCCTGCCCGTGAGTTCCAACCGCTTCAAGAAGCGTGTGAATGACTTCAAGGCCAACGGCTATGAAAGCCTTATCAGCCGCAAGTTCATGAACCAGAACCGCCGGAAGGTGACCTACGACATTGAACGCCTGCTGCTGAGCATCGATGCCCAGCCGGAGCAGCCCTTCAATACCACCGTTTGGGAGCAGTACAATATGTTTGTACAAGGTGATTTGGAACTGTATGACCCCGAAACCGGCGAGGTGTTGAACCCAGCAGACTTTACCGACAAGGATGGAAATCCGCTGGTGTTAAGTCCGGCCACGGTAGCCAACTACCTGAACAACCCCAAAAACAAAGCCCTTAGAGCCAAGCTTCACATGAGCCAATGGGATTTCAACAACGCCTACCGCCCCTACCATCTGCGCAGCATCGGTGAGTTCTCATTGAGCAAGGTGAGCCTTGATGACCGCGACCTGCCTCGCCCGATGAAGGATGGCAACCGTGTGAAAGCCTATTATGCCTACGATGTGGTGAGCGGCGCTGTGGTAGGATATGCCTACAACCGGTACAAGACTACCGAGTTGTTTTTGGACTGCATGCGAAACATGTTCCAAACCCTGGACCGGAACGGCATGTATATCCCCGCCGAGCTGGAAGTGGAACACCACCTGGTAAGTGACTTTGCCGACGGCTTGATGCAAGCCGGTACCGTCTTCCCCTTGATACGCTGGTGTAACCCCGGGAACTCGCGTGAAAAACGTGCCGAGCACAAGAACCGCGAAAAGAAGTACGGCGTGGAGAAACGCACGCAGGTAGGTATTGGTCGCTGGTGGGCTAAGCTGGAAGCCAACCGCCCGAAGGAAGAGAAGGTGTATGACGAAAAGAACAACACCTACAAGGTGAAGACCTACAGCTATGAAGAACTGGTAGCCGATGATATACGCGCCATCCAGACCTTCAACGCGCAGCCTCACCCCAACCAAAAGCGCTATCCGGGCATGAGCCGATGGGATGTGCTTTGCGCCCACCAGAATCCGAACCTTGCGCCTTGGGACAAGGCCGTTCTTTACCGGTTCATCGGACAGCACACCGAAACAACCATCCGGCAGAACACCTACTGCACGGTGATGTACAACCAATACGGACTGCCCAGCCCGGAAATCATCGAAAAGCTGGAGCCGAGGAACTACAAGGTAGATGCCTATTATCTGCCCGATGCCGACGGAACCATCAACGAGGTATATATCTACCAGAACGGACGATATATCGCCACCTGCAAGCCCGTAGCCCGTTACAATGAGAATACAGCCGAGCAGACCGAGTACGACAAGGCAGCCTATACCGAACAGTCCAAGTATGTAGCTCAATTCGACAAGATGATGAAGGACGGAAAGATCAAGCGTGTGGGCATCCTTGCCAAAGAGGAAGCGAAACTGATAACAGAGGTACAGGCTGAAGCCGTTCCCCTTCCTACCCAAACCGAGGAAGAAGATTACTCAGCCTATATGGACATCAGTGCCTTCGAGCATGATGCAGTAGCCAAGATATAATTAACGACGTTAGAACGAATTTAAAACAGCATTCAAATGGAAATAACAAATGAAGTAAAGCAACGTATTGTGGCAGCGATAGCCGCCGACCGTGAAAATTATCCCAGTGACAACCGCCATGCCACGGCACTGGGCATAGCCCCCAGCGTTTACAATGCCATCAAGCGGGGCAATTATGAAAAGCAGGTCAGTGATGCCAACTGGGTAGGCATAGCCCGAAGACTGGGCGTGCAACTGCGTACAGAAATGCCTTGGCTGGCAGCACAGACCCCGACCTACGTGTTTGTGAGCAAGCAGCTGGAAGTGTGCCAGGGAAGCGGGCTGAGCGCCATCCTGTGCGATATGCCTAATATCGGCAAGACCTTTACAGCGAAAGCTTACGTGAAGCAGCACAAGCACGCCGTATATGTGGACTGCAGCCAGGTGAAGACCAAGTTGAAGCTGATACGCTACATTGCCAAGGAATTCGGTGTGACCAGCAACGGACGCTACAGCGACGTGTATGAGGATCTGGTGGCTTACCTCCGCACGATAGATACGCCCCTGGTTATCCTGGATGAAGCCGGGGACCTGCAGTATGAAGCCTTCCTTGAACTGAAGGCCCTGTGGAACGCCACCGAGCGCTGCTGTGCGTGGTATATGATGGGTGCAGACGGGCTGAAGGAAAAGATCAACCGCGCCATCGAAGGCAAGAAGGTGGGCTATACCGAAATGTTGAGCCGCTACGGTGACTCCTACAGCAAGGTGACCCCGGATGATGCGCAGGAACGTGAAAAGTTTCTGAAGGCACAGGCTGCCATTGTAGCCAAAATCAATGCCCCGGACGGTTCCGACATTGCCAAGATTGTTCACAGCACCGGAGGCGGCTTGCGGCGCGTATATACCGAAATCGAAAAATTAAGGAGGATGCAAGCATGAAACTGAAAAGAGCCTACAGCCCCGGTGAGGTGCTGAATATGAAGATACCCCGGTATGAGTTTACCGGGGATTGGCAAGCCTCGATAGGCAACCCTGCCAAAAGCGGCGTGTGGATTATCTGGGGTGCCAGCGGGAACGGAAAGAGCAGCTTTGTGATGCAGTTGGCCAAGTACCTGTGCAGCTTCGGACGTGTCATCTATGACAGCCTGGAAGAAAGCACTGGCCTTTCGTTCCAGATGAGCCTGAAACGGCATAAGATGGACGAAGTGCGCAAGCGGTTGGTTATCCTTGACCGCGAGTCGATGGACCAGCTGGAGGAACGTCTGCAGCGCCGGGGCAGTCCCGGCATCGTGATTATTGACAGCTTCCAATACAGCGGCTTGAACTACAAGACCTACAAGGAGTTCAAGGAACGTCATCCCAAGAAACTGTTTATCTTCATCAGCCATGCCGAGGGACTTCATCCGGCAGGTAGAAGCGCCCGCAAGGTGGAATATGATGCCGATGTGAAAATCATGGTAAGCTGTTTCAAAGCCTGGTGCAAAAGCCGCTTTATGGAGCGGCCCGGTGAGCCCTACGTGATATGGGAAGAAGGTGCTGCCAAAACATTGAAGGACGATAATATGGAGGATTATTTGAATGATGGAATGGGAGAATAAGCTGTACCAGATACTCCTGAAAGAACAGGAAGCGGAGGCCGTGGTGGACGATTGGGTAGAACGTAACATACAAAGCGACCTCCGTCTGCGCAGGGCCAAGACAAAGGGACACGTAGTGATAGAAACCAGGGATGTGATGTTTGCTCGGAATATTCAGGTATGGCATCCGTCCTGCCAAATAAACATTAAAGATTTGAAGTGATGGAAAAGAAAGAAGAAAAGAAAGTGTGCTGCATCTGCGGCAAAGAGTATGAGGGCTACGGATACAATCCGTTCCCGGTGAAAGAAGAAGGCTGCTGCTGCCAATCGTGCAACTACAGTGTGGTGGTTCCGGAACGGTGGGAACGACACAAGGCTTTTCAACGTGGTGAAGCGACCGGTGCCGGGAAAGTGTACATCAGCGGAGCCATCGCGCACTATGATATGAATGAGCGCAAGGAAGCCTTCAGCCGTGCCGAGGAGAAACTGATGGCACAAGGCTATGATCCTGTAAACCCTTTCAGGAACGGATTGCCGGATGAAGCTCATTGGAGAGCCCACATGCGGGCCGACATTGCCCTGTTGCTGGCTTGTGACTATATCTACATGCTGAAGGACTGGGAACTGAGCAAGGGAGCCAAACTGGAGCTTGACGTAGCCAGTTCGTGTGGCATTAAAGTGTTGTTTGAATAAAATTAGTCGATATGGGAAAAATAAAAATGGAAACCGGTGTTGTGGTGATGAAGTTGACCGCTACGGTATATAGAGGAACAATTCGTGAAATCCAATCTTCACGCATAGGTTTTTGCGGGGAGTACAATAAAGAAATACTTTCTAAAATGGGTGATGAGTTCAAAAAGATATTTGCTAAGCAAATTGAGGCTGAATACAAAGGTAAATCAGTGAAGCCGGATAAGATAATTTATCGTGTCAGTACCAAATCAACGGAATGTGAAATGATTCTTAATGGTAAATGACATGGCACAGGAAGTAACCAATTTCGCCCGGTTCTACGCATTGTTCAACAAGCTGCCCTGTACAGGAGACCGGGAAGGGCTAAAGAAGCAAATCGTTCTGCAGTACACGTGGGACCGTACGGAAAGCCTCCGTGAAATGACTTCCAAGGAATATGAAGCCTGCTGCTGTGCCTTGGAGAAACTGACCGGGCAGGATGAATGGCGGCAGAAACTTCGCGAGGAACTGCGACGGAAACGCAGCGTATGTCTGAAGCTGATGCAACAGTTGGGTATAGACACCACTGACTGGAACCGGGTGAACGAATTCTGCAACAACCCTCGGATAGCCGGCAAACCCTTTGTTCAGATTAGTACAGCGGAGCTGGAACAACTGGCCATCAAACTGCGGGCTATCCAACGAAAAGGAGGTTTAACCGATAAATAGAACAATATGGATAAAAAAGCACATGAAGCGCTTGAGCGCATAAGAAAAGACGTGACTCTTACGACATCCGATCTGGAGAACCAGGATGCAGCGGAGTTTTTCAACGAGCTGGCTGACTGGGCGTATGCCAATGGGGAGGCCATGCTGATAGACGATGAACCAGAATCGCAGGATAACGAGTAGGAATAAAAACAAGTAATGAACATTCAAAATGATTTAAACATGGAAAAGAACAATCAAAGTGTGGACGTCAAGTCCCTGAGTAAAGAACAGCGAGCAGCCCTGATGGCCCAGCTGCAGCAAGAAGAGAAAGAAGACCGCATCGCCCGTCGTGAAACTTACGAGGCATTACGCGGTGAGTTTATGCAAGACGTGAAGTCGAAAGTTACCTCACTGGTTGAGGATGTCAAAGGTTTTCGCGGATGGCTGGAAAAAGAAGCCGATGCCTTTACCAAGGTGATGAAGGAATACGGTCAGGTGAAAAGCGACGAACAACGCAGCTACACCATTACGGACGGAGACTTCCGTCTGGAGGTGAAGAGCAACAAGGTGAAAGGCTTCGATGAACGAGCCGACATGGCAGCCGACCGTTTGATTGACTATCTGAAGCGCTACATGCAGAACAGTGAGAAAGGTTCGGATGATCCGATGTATCAGATGGCCATGACCCTGCTGGAGCGCAACAAGATGGGCGACCTGGACTACAAGAGCATTTCAAAGCTGTATGAACTGGAAGATAAGTTCGATGAAGAGTATGCAGACATCATGCGCCTGTTCAAGGAAGCCAATGTAGTGCAGCGCAATGCCACCAACTACTACTTCAGCCGCCGCAACCCTGAAAACGGCGTATGGACCCGCATTGAACCCAGTTTCTGCCGTTTGTAACCGGAACCGTTAACCCTGTAAACAGAAAGCGCCGCAGTTGTTATAATTGCGGCGCTTTTGTTCTTAAATTCGATGAAAATCAGCTATTTTTGTAAGAGAAAACAAGTATATGGGTAAAGGACGGGATAAAGAACTGATCAAGCTGCGTGACGAGGCACTGTGCCGTCGTTACTACTATTGGACCGAAGTGCAGCGGCTGCGGTTCGACGATGCTTTGAAAGTGTTGTCGGAGCGCGAATTCTTTATATCCGAAGAACGTATCATGGCCATCATCCGGCGGAAGACGCGGGAAGGAAGCGACCGCCCCATCCGTCCTGTACCCAAGGTCAAGGCTCCCCGTCTGACTGCCGCCCAGCTGGAACTATTCCCCATAAGATGACGGCATGGCCGATTGGCATTGCCCAACGGCGGCTGCGCTCGGGCTTGCCTGAAACAAGTTTCGGCAAACCTCTCACTGGCACGCCGATTCATCGTGCAGTGTGAACGAAAAGACCAGCTCGAACACCTTGATGCCCCCCGGCATGGCATACGAACGGCTTTTCTCGCGCACCAGCGGCGAAGCGTTGTCCGTGCATTGCAGACACTGCAGCGACTTGTAAAGTTTTCCGGCCAGTTGCATCCGTTCTCTCACCTTGTCATACGTGCCCGAGGCATAGTGCGTATCGTCGTAACAATCGACAGCCAGACGTACTGTGACCATCGATTCGCTTTTCTGTGCCCCATATCCGAGGTCGTGCCAGTCGGAACTGGAATTTCCAATCAATACACAAGGGAAGGTGACCGGATACTGGTCTTCTTCCGCTCCCATTTCCAATTGTCCGTAGTCCTCATCGATGAGCGAGAGTTCCGGCATTTCCTGTGCAATCTGTTCCATGATTGCGATAAAAACTTCTTCCATATCCTTAGCTGTTTAAAATGTTGGTAATTTCCTGATTCACCTTCTCCCGTATGCGGCTGTTCAATTCTTCGCTTTCGCCCATGAACTGGCGCTGCGGGATGCGGATGTGCAGTTTCTTTTTCTTGGTAAGTGCCATGTTTCTCCAGAACTGTGCCTGTGGATTCAGTTCCTTCGGTTTGGTACGTCGTTTAACGCGTTTCTTTTGCCCTGTGCCGGCTTTTTTTCTTTTCCCCGAAGCCTTGTAGAACTTGGCCCATGCAAAGCGCCTCATGCGGTCTGTGACGGTGACGTCGATTTCGCCACCCCAGTTGTGGACGGGCGCATAGACCACCTCGTTGAACACCCTTACCCGGTAGTCGGCAGGTGTATATCCGACCGATTTGAAAAGATGCTTCCTGCCGGAGAGCAGCGTACCATAATTGCTGGCGGCATCGGTACCCCCCGAAGACAGCCGTTTGGATTTTGGCCAAGGGTGAAGACCGCCATTGACAAATCCACCCTGGCGGAAATTCTCCTGAAAATGGTCTTTGGCCATACGTCCTACCATGACCGGCATTTTGCGCCGCATCATGCTGTCCAGTCTGTCACGTTTCCGCTTTATCAGTTCTGCAAAATCTTTTATGTCCATAATCATTAGTAATTCAAGAATAATTTATAACTTTGCAACCAAGGCTTCCAATATGCCTTTTATGCGTTATGAATATACCGGAACAAGTGTCAGAATTAGCAAACATCCACGGTTATAACTCCGTTGTTTTATCAGCCACTTCCCCTGAAGGAAGCATCTATTCTGTGGGCTGTGTTGACGGGGATGGTTTTGAGTTGCCTGTCGGTCTTCCTACCTTTATTCTGTTCGACGGTCAGTCCTGCCGTCTGGTGGACGGTGAGGAGGGGCTGACACTTTCTTCCCGTTTATTTGGTGATAAATAGTCCCATGATTTTGGGATTTATCAGTTTGTTGTCTATTCTTATCACTCCCACGCGGTTGGCTTTCATGCTCTGTATGTAATTGCTGACATCATCCTTTCCGGTTTGCGGATCGAAGAACCTTGTCTTCCCTTCAGTCACCTCTGCGCAGAACACGTGTGCAGAGCCGCCTTTCCAGGCACAATATATCTCGTATATTCCGTCCTCTCTGAATTTTTCCCTGAAGTATTCCTTCAGTCGGTTTGCGTTCATTACTTGATACCCCTTTCTGACCTGCCATTTATAGGTATAGTCATAATCCGGCTTTGTTCCATCCCGGTTCAGGAAACGTTCTTCCCATGTGATACCTTGTTTTGCCATTTCATTGTATGCGCTTTGTCTGATGTTGGGTT